CCTCATTCTCAACGTAGTCTATAACTTCCATCATCTCATTCTCAGTACTCATATTCCCATTCCTTATACTTAGGTTTCTTATATCTCTTATCCTCAACAACTCTTTCACGATACATTATATCATGTCTCACCGTATGTTTCAACCTATTTTTAATACGATGTTTTCTGTTTTGTTTGTGATCTTCGCTCGACATCTTCCTGTACCTCAATCAACTTCTTTATGTACCACTCAGCTTTCTTCAGATCCTCAAGACCATTCTTGTACTTGTAACGTGACACATACTTAACCACATTACCTTGCATGTACCCCATCTGTTGGTCAAGAATAAAATCTATCACCTCTATACTACCTTTTGTGTAGTGTAATGGACTGTTAACTAAATCTTCAAACGGTGTATCTGCTCCACTTCCCATATCATAACCCCCATTGTTAATGTACAACATTTGAACGTGACATCTCTGCTTGTTGAACCATATCTTCCATACCTGCCCTATAGACAGCCTCCACATCCTTCTCCACTAGGTAAGTAAAACCATAAGCTAGTGGTGCTAAGTACTTCTCATCTTCACCTCCTTGTTTTGTGTAATCTAAAATCTCAACCATAAGATTTTTATTAGGTTCTAAATAAAGCTTAAGGTATAACTCACCTTCTTCAGGCTCGATAGGTTCAGTAGTCTCGCTACTATAATCATACACTATAGACATATTTTATTAACTCCTTAGCTTCAGCAACCGTATAGTGTTTAATGTTTTCTTTATCACACCACCCACCTAATGTTAGTTTAGATCCTTTACGTATCTTCTTATTAGGATCAGACCATACAAAGATAAGTTCATAGTCAGTTAAGTAATCTCTAATAGCTTTGTACTTCTGAGTATCACCTACCCTAAAGAATCCTTTACATTCAATTAAGAACTTACCAAACACAAAGTCAGGACAATACTTCTTATTGATTACATAAGGTATCCTAAAAGGTTCGTACTCAAATTCACTAGGTAATTGTTTAGCTAAAGCTTTCTCAAGACCTGACCTGTACTTACCATAACTTTTACATTTATTTTTCTTATTTTTCTTTTTGTTATTATTATTATTATTAGACAACCTCTTTCTCCCCTATCTCTGAGTAAGACATACGATGGAAGTCTCTAGGATCTAACCCCTTCTTTAAAGTTTTAATGAACCAACGGTAGGAGAACATAGATAATTTCCTTGTGCCGAACCCAATAGTATACTTCTGTTGTGGTATTTTGTCAAGTACATTATCTAATGTAATCTCTTTACGTTCCTCTTCAGGTAGTAAAGATAAGTACCACTCTAACATATACTCCTTGGCTTGTTTCCTAATCTGTTTTGATTTTCTTGAATTCATCTTCAGTTACTTCCTCTACGTTAGGTTGTTTAACTACTTTAGTTAAGTACTCCAAACCACTAGCGTACTTAAAGATACGTACGTCTGGATTACAAACAAGCTTATGATTACACCAGATACATTTCCTATTCAGCCCCTCATTACCTGACTTACCTTTAGGTTCTATCGGGTGACATCTGTTGGGTGGAGTCTCCTCTTTAATCTGTGCCTTAACTTTAGAAATCCTTTTATTTATATTAGGTAAGTCTACGTCCTCTGGTTTGTAAAGACACAACTCACCTGTTGATTTGTTAGCTACCAAGAAACCACCACCTTCTCTTTCCAAAGCAGTAGAGTACCCCGATAGTTGAGCAAGATAACCAAAAGGATCATCAAAAGGTAGGTCACCTTTCTTAAACTTCTTAAAGGAATAATCACTGGCTGTTTTAATATCAATAACTACACCATCAATGATAGCATCAATATGTCCAGTAACCCCATCAACTACTACCTCTTGTTGTTGATCGCTTACCTTATGTCCTGCGAGATCAGCAAAGAACAGTAACAGTTCTTCAATCACATGACCAAAGAGAAACTTAAACATAACTGAAGGTGGTAACTCTTCTCGTTTAGTGTTGGTCTTAACGTCAAACCACAACTGTCTACTAGGTTTACCTACGTTAGACATACGAAGGTTGTTGTCTCCTTCATGCGGTGTTGACCAATGTACCATTACTTCCTCAATACCTTTAGATAACTTCTTTAGTTTAGTCTTAGGTATCTTAAGTTGTTTACCTTGTGCAATACCAATGAACAACTGTTCAATGTCCTCCACTAAGGTATCAATATGTCGTGTCATCACCCCATCTCCTTTTAGCTTCGCCTTTGTCCCAGTTATCACCCTTCAAGATGAACCCTGTATCATTACCTGTTATCACCATGTAGCTACAAGCATCACACTTAGGACACTTCCTAGCCTCCTTGCGTTCATCTACCTTACATACTACCTCATGTAGATGACCACACTCTTCACATTTGAAATCATATATTGGCATCAGTGTGTACCCGCCCATGAATTATCTATTTGAAAATCTCCATCGAGAGGACAGCGAAGATCCAGAGCCACGCCAGCATCCACGATAGACTTAACAGCAAGAGATCCGAATGTCTCTGCTTGATCCTCCCTAACTTCTGTTTGAAACTCATCATGTATATTCCCAACAAATTTATAATCAATACCAGCTATTGTAGCATACTCATCCAATAATGTCAACGCTTTCTTCATTACAACAGCACCAGTAGATTGTAGTAAAGCATTAAGACTAGAATGTGGAGAACGTATCCATATCTTCCTACCATCAATACCTTTAAGAAATCCTCTGGCACTAGCCTTCTGTACTCTCTCAACCAGATCTCCTAATGCAGGGATGTTAGTAAAGAAAGTATTCTTTAGTCGTCTACCTGCTCTACTTCCTCCCCCTACAATAGATCCTAGTTTAGCATTTCCAGCTCCATACATTGTAGCATATATCATAGTCTTTGCTTTATTACGCCCTTCATCAAACTCTTTAGAAGTTTCCTCCCAAGAATAATCAATTAAGTTAGCCATGATACCATTATATTTATGAATATCACCATCTAAAATCTGATGTATGTAATTCTCATCTTGCATATAATGTGCTAACATCCTTAACTCAAGTCCACTGGCATCTATACCAACTAACTTATAACCTTTAGCAACAGTAAAGATTCCTCTGAACTCCTTACCATAAGGTGAGTAAGAGGCAGGGATCTGAGCAAGGTTTGGATCACTATGAGTCATCCTTCCTGTCACAGCACCACAACTATTGACGTACCCATGTACCCTACCATCATCATCGTGTATATGCTCAATGATATTCTTTAACATTGCTTCTCTCTTCTGTACTAAGAAATACTCAGCCATCATATCACATTCAGGTATACCTTTCACCTTCTTTAGTTCAGGTTCATCTACTATGATGTTACCTTTCTCAGTAAATTTAGTAGGTTTCCAACCTAACTTCTGTAGTCTAACTGCAATCTGCTTACGTGATCCAAGATTAAAGTCTTGCCACACAATACGGCAGAAGTCGCCTATAACCACATCTTTCCAATCTTCAAGCCACTTAAGCCCAACTGCTGATAGTGTACCATCCTTCTTATGTTTGAGTGTAATCTCTTTATCGAGTATAGGGATAGGTTTGAACGTCTTGTGTACTTCATCTTCAAGTTCTACTCTCCTTTCCTGTAGTTGTGCATACAATATATGTGCTTTAGGTTCATCAATCAACCATCCATTCTCTTGCTGTTGTGTGACGATACTTTGGACTCGATGTTCAAGATCAATCGACTGATCTGAAAATCCAACAGCCTCCTTCTGCAATACGGAATACACTCTCGCATTGACTTCCACATCCTGAGTACAGTACTCCAACATTTCAAAAGTAAACTGCGACCAATCATTAAACTCTCCTTTAGGAAAGCTAAGTTTCTCTCCCCACTTCTCAAGGCTATGTCCTCCTTCTCTACTTGGGTTAAACAAACGAGACATGACTAAGGTATCAGTAATCTTTATACCACTGAAGTCTACCCCTAACAATCTCTCTAATACAGGTACATCAAAACCAATAATGTTGTGACCAATTACCTCCACCACATTGTTAGTTCTAAGATACTTACTAAAATCATTAACAGCACTATCAACAAATTTATATTGTGTTCCATTATCTATATCCTTAGCTACTATGCACCACACTTTCGTTGGTTGTAGTCCGTTGGCTTCTATGTCGAATACTATCCTCATCTCTTTTCATCTCCAGATGTACCTCTCTGTGACAATTAGCACAGAGTATATCACATTTATCTGCTTCCTTCAAGGTTTCTTTATCAGTTACGATTTTCCTCCATCTATGAAAACCAAGGTTAAACTTCTTAGTTGTAGGATCTCTATGGTGGAAATCAAAAACATCAGGATGGTATTTGTTTCCACATCTTTCACAACAATGCTTAGTTCTTTCTTCAATGTACTCCTTTCTATTCTTTAACCCCCTCTCCCTACCCCATCTATTCACTCCCTTCGCTTCTCTTTCTTAGAATTCATCCTCATCGTTAGCTCCTGTCTCAGGGTTATCAGTCTCCGTCATACGTCCAGTATGTTTATCGTAGAATAGATAGGTAGCTGGTCCAGTTAATCCAGTAAATCTATTCTTCAACACACGTACCGTTGTAGTGTTACGGACATTCTCATCCTCATGTTGTCCGTTACGTTCCAAGCCTAT